CCAAGTCTATGGCGGCCTCTGGATTCTGCGCCAGCCAGCCCCGGCGCATGTTGTTGGTCTGGTCCGACGACAGGCCCAGGGCACCGTAGCCGGAGAAATCCCCGTTGGCCGCCATGGCTTCCGCTAGGGCCATTTGCTTTTGCCAGTTCGTAAACCTTGTGTCCTTGTTGAAATTGGCAATATTCATGTCAAGATTTGCTTGGGCTTGTGCAACACTGACAATGCTCTGCTGGGCCTCTTTGTACTCCGCCAGCAGCGCCGCCGCCCGCTCGTACTCGTTGTTGGCGATGGCAGAGGCAATCTTGCCCTGGTACTCGGTGTACAAGGCGCTGAGCTGGTATTGCGCCTCGGCCGCTGCATTGGCCTCCGCTGTCCTGATCTGCCCCATGGTGTTTTGCATCTGGTTTTGCAGGGCTAGGGCCGCCTGGGACCCGCTGCCAGCGTTCAATCCGTTATATGCCGAATACTCGTTGAGCTGCTGCCGCTCCTTGGCCGCCTGGGCCGCAAGCTGGTTGGCACGCTCCTGGTAGATGCTGGGGATTTGGGCAGCGTAGCGGTCCAGCTCCAGCTTGGAGTTGTTATAGGCCGCTTCCAGGGCCGCCAGGGCCGACGCCCGGGCGCTGTCGTACAGGTCGTTGGTCTGCACGATCTGGGGTTGGTAGGTGGGGAGGTTGGTCTTGGGTAAGATATCCTCCTCCATCTTCACCGGGATGTACATGGAGCCGTCCGCGCCGCCGCTGTAGCCGTACTCGGAACGGAGACTTTCCGCCATGTTGTGTATGTCGTTTAACTCGCTCTGGCTGGCCCCTGCCGCCTGGCGCTGGGCCCAATAGTTTTGCAGGGCAAGGATTTTGTCGCTGGTCCCGCCGGGGGTCCGGACCTCCCGCTGTGCCGCCTTGCGTTTGATTGTAGGACGGATAGCCAGGCGTGGACCCTGGGCTTTTTAATGCCCCGGTGAGGTGGTTGTATTGGTTGGTGTCAATGCTGCTCCCGCTGAGCTGCTTGGCGGCCAGCACTTGGCCCCAATGCTGTTTTTCTGCCTCGCTGGTGGAGTTTGCCCAGCGGTTGACGTAGTAGTCCATGCTGTCGGGGTAATTTACCGCGCTGATGGGGTTATAGCGGCCATTCTCACGCCCGTACCAATCCAAAGACTGCTGCAATGCGTTGGCGTTGGGGTTTGGGGTCCATACATTGCTGTTTCCGCTGCTTACGCTGCTTCCGGAGCTGCCACGGCTGCTGGAGCTGCTTCCACCGCTGGAACTGCCGGAACTGCTGCCGCCGCTGACGTTGGTATACCGGATGCCCGTGTTGCTGGCGCTGCTGGTGTAGGTCTTGCCGCTGCTGCCCCCGCTGCTTTTCGTCGTGCTGGTGGTCGTGGTCGGGGTGCTGATCTTGATGTTTTGGGTGCCGTCTGAGCCGCCGGAGTAGCCATAGCCTGCACGGACTGCCTCCGCACCCTTGTGGGCGGCGTCCATGGCCGCTTTGTCGCCGCGGGCGTTGGCCGCGTGCCACGCCGCTGTGTAATCGTTAAGCTTCTTTTGGTCCGATGCCGAGATCGTCGCCATTTCTTTCTCCTTTCTTGCATAAGAGCGCCAAGGGTTTTAGCCCCTGGCGCTCTAAATTCGGTCGTTTTTACTAATATAGTATATTCGGGAGGGATTGTCAATGATTATCGCTTACGATGTATTGGCGTTGGGTTATAACTTACGGTAGACTTGGTTAAGGTACATTATAACCTAATACTATTGCCTCCATTTAACGTATAGAAATCAATGGGAACAATGTACAAATTAACGTGTATTTATCTGTACAAAATTACACGTTGACGTGTAAGGCGCGACGCCGTATACTAGAACTAAAAGGGGGACAGGATATGCCCATAAGCGAGGCAAAAAAGAAAGCCAACGCAAGGTGGAACGCCAGCAAAGACAACCTCATGATTCGACCATCAAAGGAAGAAGGCGCCGCAATCCGAGCCGCTGCGACCGCTGCCAGCCAAAGCAATCAACAGTATATTTTGCAGGCTGTAAGGGAGCGTATGGAACGTGAAAGGAGGAAAGAACAATGACAAAAGAAGAAATGCAACGGTTCCTGAATCGGGAAGCCGAAAAGGGAAGTACAGAGTATGAAGCGCTAAAGGCACTGGCAGATATCCTGGGAATCCAATTCCCAGAACTGAAGTCAAAAGCAAACGCTGAATAACTTTCCACGAGACAGCCGGGGTGATATGCCCCGGCTTTTTTGCGCCAAATAGCTGTTGTTTTTTATCATGATTTTTAGGGTTTTTGGGGGTTGGATTTGTCTGGTATGGTTTTTATCCATATTTTCGTGGCCTCCTGCACAACATTTTTGTGCGCTGTTGACACATGTGAGCAAGTGTGCTATATTGACTATGACATTAACTTGGGATTGGTATATTTTGAGGTAGACATCAGCGTAGCGGGGGAGGGATAACACAAGATGCCAAAGCTTAAAACTGTAAAAGATGCACAAACCCTCGACGTATTCATGGAAGATTTTATACGGATGTGCGAGAGAGATGACAAGATTCCTTCCGACTGGGCTTTGCAAAAATTCCTCTGTGTCTCCCCTGCTACGCTGGATAGATATAGAAGGGGCGGGAAGGATGAGACGGACACATATTATGGATATGATGAGCCGTTCAAAAAGCTGCTTGCGTACCGGGAGCACCGGCTTCTCCGGCAGCTTGAGCAGAGCAAAGGCAACAACACGGCGGCGATCTTCCAGCTTAAGCAGGCCAAAAATGGAGGGTACACGGACAACCCAATTGTGACGGGAGAGCAAGCAACGCTCACTCTAAAGATAGAGGGAGTGGGCGGGATTGAGGCTTTTAAGTAGGGCTCTCGCTATCAAGGCAAGCGCAAGTTGTTGTAATACAACGTGATTGCTCAATTCTACAGTGATTTTACAGCGTTGCGCCGCTCTGGTGCAGGGCAATTCCCTCCCGCGCTGGGTGAGCAGGCAGGCACAGAGCACAGACCGTACTGGGTCACCCCTCCCCACCCCCACCACCTAGGGGGTAGCGGAAAAATGGGCGGCCGATGAAAAACGCACCTAGTATAGTATCCCCACACGTTCCAGACCACTCCCAAATACCCCCCCAGAAAAACAGCCACCCCATGATTGGATATCGTTTCCAAAAATAACACAACGAAAAATAAAAAATAGAGCAGTCTGGTATAGCACCAGAACGATTTTAGACGCATTGGCGTAAATCGTTCTGGTGCTTTTTTCATGCAGGAGGAATGTACGTGGCGCGGATGCGGCGAATGAAGCCGGAGCAGAAGAAAGACATTGTGTGGGACCCTGGGGAAGCCAACGCGAAGCAGCGGCTTTTCTACCTGTCACGCACCACCTACACGGCCTATGGCGGGGCGAAGGGCGGCGGGAAAACCCATGCTGTCCGAATCAAGGCCATAGGCGGGGCCATGACCAATCCGGGAATCCGGATTCTAATCATGCGCCGGACTTACCCGGAGCTGGAGGAAAACCACATCCGGCCTATCGTGAAGATGGTCCCGCCGCAGATCGCGTCCTACAACGCCACCACCCACCTGATGCAGTTTCAGAACGGGTCAACCATCAAGTTCGGCCACTGGTCCGGGGATGCCTCAGAGGACGAGTACAACGGCCTGGAATATGACTGGATTTTCATAGACGAGGCGACGCAGTTCAGCGAACGGGCGTTCAACTTCCTGGGCGGCTGCCTGCGCGGCGTCAATGCGTTCCCCAAGCGGATGTATTTGACCTGCAACCCCGGCGGCGTTGGACACCGCTGGGTGAAGCGGCTGTTCATCGACCGGCAGTTCAAGAGCAACGCAGACAACCCGGAGGAGAACGAGGACCCGGCAGATTACAGTTTCATTCCGGCCACGGTAGAGGACAACTACCACCTGATGCAGAGTTCCCCCGGCTATGTCCGGATGCTGGCGAATATGCCGGAGGATAAGCGCCGGGCGTACCGGTATGGCGATTGGGACGCCATCGGCGGAAACTACTTCCCGGAGTTCTCCGCAGCCACCCACGTTGTCGCCCCCTTCCAAGTGCCGGAGCACTGGATGCGCTACCGCAGCTTTGACTATGGCTTGGATATGTTCGCCTGCTTTTGGTGGGCGGTGGATGAGGACGGGCGGAGCTGGTGCGTGCGGGAGTTCTGTGAAAAGAACCTGATTGTCCAGGACGCGGCCAAGAAAATCCATGAAATGACCCTCCCCAGTGAGAACGTGGGCGCGACCTACGCGCCGCCGGATATCTGGTCCCGGCAAAAGGACACGGGCAAAACCATGGCGGAGATATTCATGCTCAACCAGGTTGCCCTGGTCAAAGCGGACAACAACCGGGTCCAGGGCCACATGATGATGAAGGAGGCCATGTCCCCCCGCCCCCTGCGGGACCCCTACGTTATGCAGATATTCCGGCGGACGGACGGGTCAGTGCCGGACAAGCTGCCGGGGCTGATGTTTTTTGACGTGTGCAAGGGCGCCATTGGGGATATTCAAGACATCCAGGCAGACGAGAAGAACCCCAACGACTGCGCCAAAGAGCCCCATGAAATTACCCACACAGTGGACGGTGTGCGCTACTACTGCGTCAGCCGGGTCCTCCCGGCGGAGGCCAAACCGGAGCGGGACGCGGAATGGGAAGATGAGGACAAGGACGGGCCGGAGGACTACGCCCACTTTATGTGCGGCGGGGAGATCACGGAAGGGTATATGAACTGAGAGGAGTGCTTGTTGTGCTGGAAATCTTATTTGCTTGTCTAGGCGTTTTGATCTTCGCCTGTATCCTTCTTGCGGTCCATATCAGCCACCTTGAGAAACAGGTAAACGATAATGTGCGGCTTTTGAAAGCTGTGGAGTCCCTGGCGGATGGGATATCTGCGCGATTAGAGAATATGAGCCTTGAGGTAAGTGCCCTGAAAAGAGACCTGGAGGGGAAAGACGCCGCATTCCAGGACGACCTCCGCTGCTTAGACAAACGGGTCCATGCGGCCACAGAGAGAATGTCCACCCTGGAGGAAAAAGTCTCCGATGCCTATGAGACCGTGGAAGCCCAGGCGAAAAAGGAAAAGCTGCTCTTTGACGGGATCAACTCCATCATGGACTATGACATCGGCGTGGCAAGAAAGGCGGTGGGCGGGGATGCCGGAGAGTAAGCGGGACGGGGTACAGCCCGACTTGACATCACTGAACATCATGGGGATGCCCAGGGCCAGCGGAGAGGCCCTGTTATCCCCGGAGGAAGTGTGGAAGCTCTACTGCAAAGGCGTGGAGTTCAACAGCGCCATCAACCTGGACGAGACCGTCCGGGTCAATGAAAACTTCTTCATCGGAAAGCAATGGGAGGGGGTCGTCTCCAACGGCCTGCCCACCCCTGTATTCAACATCATAAAGCGGGTAGTCTGCTTCGTTGTGGCAACCATTTCCTCAGACAACATCAAGATCAACGCCTCTCCCCTAGCGGCCACCCCAGACACCCAGGCGCTGGTGGAACCGGCCAGGATAATC